ACATCATCTGCTGGCGCAACAATCACTACCGCTGACAATACCGCGCAACTAACGCTGACATCTACAGATGCAGATGCTAATGCTGGACCTGTTTTAGACTTGGTGCGAGACTCTGGTAGCCCTGCTGATAGTGACAACACAGGAACAATTGTATTTAAAGCAGATGATGATGGGGGTAATTCTACAGAGTTTGCTAAAATCGAAACCTCAATTATAGATGCAAGCAACACAACAGAAGATGGTCGTCTTCTAATGAGAACGATGACTGCTGGAACGGCTACGTCTAGGTTAGATTTTACCAACACAGAAACAGTATTTAATGACAGTAGCATAGACGTAGACTTCCGCGTTGAGAGTGACAACAACACCAGTGCCTTTTTTGTTAAGGGTGATGACGGAAAGGTCGGTGTAAATACTACGGCCCCAAACCTTCAAATGTCTGTCAACTTTGACACTTCCGCAGTCGCTGGGTTTGGACTTCACGACACCAACTCTGGCAATCTGGGCGGCATGTTGCAGTTTTACTCTGGCTCTGGTCAGGGAACGCTTCGTGCGAATGTTATGAACGCAAATAATGACGGCGTTCATTTTGCTGTGGGTAACGGCTCTGTTGTATTTACACAAAATTCTTATGTAGCTGCGAATGCGCTGGATGATTATGAAGAAGGCACGTTCACGCCTGAAATCCGCATTGGTGGTTCTACCTCTGGCATCACGAATAACAGTCAAGTCGGTCAATACACCAAAATTGGTCGCATGGTTACGCTGACCGGTCGAGTCTCCATTAGTGATAAAGGCTCTAACAGTGGTGCAATGACTATTGCGGGGATGCCTTTCGCAAGTCAGAACACGAGTAACCTAGAATCTTTTGGCGTAGTTGAATTGCAGAACATGTCTACAGGGACTGATAACTTAGGCTCTCTGACCAATAATAACGTGTATTGTCGTATCTCTCCGAATGTTCTCACGATAGAAATGAGACGAACAATGCACGATGCGAATGACATTACAAATGTGCAAATGACTGATACGACTGTTGTCGGATTTACAATTACATATTTTACATAAGGAGGAGTAAATGGCACTTACAGAAACCTTTGAATATGACTGTGAGGTTCGTTCTCCTTACAATCATGTGCAAGTCCGCAAAGCTAGAATTATTAAAGATGACGGTGTGGAAATATCTCGTACCTATCACCGGCACACACTAGTCTGTCGAGATAAAAGCAGTGGTTCGTGGGCAGACACAGACATCTCTGGTGAAGATAAAACTATACAGGCTATATGCGCCGCTGCGTGGAACAGCGATGTAAAGACGGCGTATGAAACTTACATAGATTCTTTGCCTGTGGACAATCCGAAGCCGGGAGAGTGAGGAATAAGTAATGCCATACATAGGTAAGACACCATCACAAGCCACTAGAGCTAGATATTACCTTACTGCCAGCGGGGGTGAAACCTCGATATCTGGCAGCATGACGGTTGGTGGCACGCTTACCTTTACTGATGGCAATTTTGTAGATGTATCAGTCAACGGCGTGGCGTTGGTTGCTGGTACAGATTACAACACCAACACCGCTAACACGATTTCTGGTCTGTCTGCACTGACAGCAAGCGACCAGGTAGAGATCATTGTTTACGATACGTTTAGTGTGTTTAGTGGCGATGTAGACAGTGATTTTTCTGTGGGTGGTAATCTGAGTGTTACCGGCAGCTCTACTCTTACTGGCGCAGTTACAGCAAGCGGTGGTGCAACTTTATCTTCGTCATCGTCTGGTGAGTTCAACGCTCTTACAATCAGCCAAGCAGATAACACCAGCGGCAACGAAAGCCGTATTCGTTTTAAGCGGACTACAGACGCTGGTTCAGACCGTGAGGTGGCTGCGATTGTTGCCGACAGAGTTGGCGGCAATGACACTGCGCTGGTGTTTGAAACTAATACAGATGGGTCTGATGGCGCAACGGAGAGAGTCAGAATAACTCAAGATGGTGAGGTTGCGATTGGAACTAGCACGGCTGTTGGAACATTAACAACAGAGTGTACAGCAGGTGACAGCAACTTTGCGCTGACCGCATATCATCCCACCAGCACGTCCGCACGAAACATTGCCAAATTTCAATCGAACGTCGGTAGCACTCAAGCTGATGTAGTTACTATTGGCTGTGACGGTGGCATAGAGGCCGTCGGCGAAATCACAACTACAAACTCATTGTCACAAAACTCCAACAGTATCCGCACAGCCATAGGCAATGACGGTGGCTCTGCCACTTTTGGCACATCTACAAATCACCAAATCAGATTGTTTACGAACAATACTGAACAGGGACTCCTCGACACATCTGGTCGGTTTCTAATAAATCGCACCTCTGTATCTTCTGTTAATCCACACTCCAAGTTGCATGTCTTGGCAGATAGCGCAGTTAGCGCGGCGACAATTCAAATTGGTACAAATGGATATGCTGGTATTTCATTTCTTAATGCTTCCGGGTCAGATGTTGGCAGCATTGTTATTAACGCATCCAGCACTGCATACAACACATCGTCAGACTACCGCCTCAAGCAAGACGTACAGGACATGACCGGCGCAATTGACCGTGTAAAGACGTTAGCCCCCAAGCGGTTTCAGTTTACAGCGGAACCTAACACGACAGTTGACGGTTTTCTTGCACACGAAGCACAGGCTGTCGTGCCTGAAGCTGTCACCGGCACACACAACGAAACTCGTACAATAACAAATGCGATTTTGTCGTCTGACGGCAAATTAATAACTGAGGATGTGACTGAAGAAGATTGGACTTCCGGTAAGAAGGCAACGGAAGACGCTAATGGCAATACTGTTGATGCTCTCTATCCATCAGACAGCACTTGGTCTGCAAAGCACACTGAACCTGTGATGCAGGCTATTGACCAAGCCAAACTGGTGCCGCTGCTGACAGGAGCATTGCAAGAAGCCATTGCCAAGATTGAATCTCTTGAGGCTCGTGTGACGGCATTGGAAGGATAGGAGTCTGTTTTGCCTCTCAGCAAACTTCAATTTAGACCAGGCATTAACAGAGAAGGCACAAACTACTCTAATGAAGGCGGCTGGTTTAACGGTGACAAGATCCGTTATCGTAATGGCTATGTTGAGCGCATAGGCGGTTGGGTTCGTGTATCCAACAACAAGTTCACCGGCATAGCTCGTAAGATATTTGATTTTGTTACTCTGGCTTCTGCCAATTTGCTGTTCATAGGCACAGAGCAAAAGGTCTTTCTTGAAGATTCCGGCACATTTAACGACATCACTCCGATTCGGTCTACGGTTAGTCTAGGGTCAAATCCAGTCACTACAACCGGTGGAGCTGGTAGCGGTGTAGTTACTGTTACCACACAAGCTGCACACGGCGCCATTTCTGGTGATTTCGTTACGCTTGCTAGTCTTACAGCCACTGACGGAATCACCGCTGCACAGCTAAACACAGAGCACAAAATTACTTCTGTGCCTAGTAACACGACGTTCACGATTACCACCGCAGGATCTGCTTCTTCTGGTAGCACCGCTGGTGGCGGGTCGTCTGGCACCGCCGCGTTTCAAATCAATATTGGCATTACAACCACGATTCTTGGCACTGGTTGGGGCGCAGGCACATGGGGTCGCTTTGAGTGGGGTTCCGCATCTGGAGCGTTGTCAGGCATAACATTGCGATTGTGGGCAGCAGATAACTTCGGCGAAGATCTCATCTTCAATGTAATGAACGGATCAATCTACTATTGGGACGCCACCAACGGCACAAGCACTCGAGCCGTAGAACTGTCGTCATTGACCGGTGCCAGCGACACACCAACCATTGCCCGTAAGGTTTTGGTATCGGACGTTGACCGTCACATCATTGCTTTTGGCGCCAACATTATTGGCACTGACACACAAGACCCACTACTTATACGTTTTGGCAGTCAAGAATCTCTGACTGATTTCACACCCACGGCAACCAATACGGCTGGTGATCTTCGCTTGTCGAAGGGCAGTGAGATCATCACGGCAGTGCAGACGAGCCGTCAAATACTGGTGTTTACCGATCAGTCGCTATACTCGATGCAGTTTTTAGGACCGCCGTTTACTTTTGGCGTGTCCATGCTTGCAGACAACATCCGTATCGCTGGTCCTAATACAGCCATTGCCGTGAATGATGTTGTCTTCTGGATGGGGCAAGAGAACTTCTATCTCTATGATGGACGCACACAAGCTATACCTTGTAGCGTGCGAGACTATGTTTTCAACGACATGAACAACCAGCAGTCGTTCAAGTTTCATGCTGGATCTATCGGCAGTCAGACAGAGATCTGGTGGTACTACTGTTCATCGGGGTCTACTGAGATTGACCGCTATGTGGTGTACAACTACGGTCAACAAGTCTGGTATTACGGCACATTGGTTCGTACAGCTTGGAATGATAGAGCCTCCGGCTTGCGTAGTTTCCCACAAGCTACAGGCACCGACTTCTACTTGTATGACCATGAAAATGGTCTTGATGATTTTAGTACAGGAAGTCGAGTAGCCATAAATGCCTTTGTTGAGTCGTCTGACTTTGATATCGGCGATGGTCAGCAGTTTATGTTACTCAATCGCATCTTGCCTGATTTGAGTTTCAACGGATCTACAGCAGCGAACCCAGCGGCTTTGTTCACGATTCGTAGCAGAGACTTTAGCGGCGACAACTTTACAGAGTCGCCTTCGGACTCGGCGATTCGTACAGCCACATCGCCCGTAGAGCAATACACTGACAAGATTGATTTGCGTGCTCGAGGCAGACAGATGTCAATTCGCGTCGAGAATACTGCGACAGAGGTAAAGTGGCGTCTTGGTGCACCTAGAATAGATGTGAGACCGGATGGCAGAAGATGACAAAGAAGGTTGTGCGCCCGATCCTGCCGATTGCGCCAGATCAATACGATCCGGTGTACATCAACCAATTGGCACGAGCGTTGGAGACTTTGATTGATGAGGTCAGGGATGCTGATGTGAACTTTCAAGGAATCGGTGAAATGGGTAGCGCAACATCTCTGGATGTAGGAGACATGTATATAGCTGACGCAGGGTTCTTGAA